CCCAAGACCTGCTTGCCAAGGTCATCCGTCAAGAGGTCACGACCTCCGTTGCGGGCAAGAGGCTTGAGCAACTAGGGGTCGGAGACTTCGTTGAGCAGACCGTGTTGACCACGGGAACCGACCTGACCGCCGCCCGCCTTGAGACCGTCTACCGAACGAACTTGAACCGAGCGCAGTCGCAGGGGCAACTTGACATTTGCCGAGACGAGACTGTCAAGGCGTTCGTGCCGCTCATGCAGTTCAGCGCGACCAAGGACAAGCGCACCCGCGAGACGCACAAGGCGATGAACGGCTTCGTCGCCACGGTCGAGCAGATTGACGCGATGGCAATCCCGACCCCGCTCGGGTTCAACTGCCGATGCTCTTGGAACCCCGTGCCGTTGGCGGTCGCCTATGGCAAGGGATGGTGCGACGAGGACGGCAAGCCCGACTATGACGCAATCCGAAGGCACAACGGTACACGGCAACGATTGATTGACACGGGCTTAGTTCCCGATCCTAATTTCATAAGCGGTTGATAGGATTCCCGCAGGAGCAAACGATGGCTGATGTAAGACTTGCAACACCGAACAATCCGTTTCAGAAGGTCACCGTTGCATCAGGCGATGTTGCGGTATCGTTCACCGCCCTTGCTCCCACCACGACGAAGCCCGCTACGGGAACCAACAAGCAGTCGGTGATCTACGATGTGACCGCGCCATTTGCTGCTGCGAATCCTTCGCTCATCACGCTCATGCCGTGGTCCCTTGCGACGAATCCAACAGGCGTTTCGATGCGCGTCCATCGGTGGGTCTCCTATCTCAACGCGGCGGGAACCTCCACTTGGTGGATTCCTTCGTGCATTTGGAGCGGCACACTTGCATTTCCTACTACGGCTGCAAACGCTCCCACCTTCGGTGGAAGCAACCCCGATGGCACGCAGACCTATCTGTTCACAGGCGCGACGAGCGCGGGATATGGTCCGAGCGCGAACCTGTATTCACCCGCATCGGTGCTTGCAACGGAAACTATCCCGCTTGCGCTGACCATCGACCCTGCGGGAGCGCAGTTGCTTTCGATTCAGTTCATTGCCGCGGCAAACCCCGCTGCAATGGGAGTCTTTTGGACGGGCATGTGATGCAAGCACGGGCGCGGAAATACAACCTCCCCACGCTGCGCACCGCGGGCAATGCCGCGTTGCTCTGTGCGCGTGACGGCATGGCTGACACTCCGCGTGCCGCGCTTGTGATGACAAGCGTTGGCGGATCGAACACATGGGCGAATGTGACGGGCGGCGCAACGCTGCTCGCGAATGCAGTCCCGATGCAGTTCGACTTCGCCATCGCGCCCATCTCCCTGACGATCACCATCAACAACGCAACGGGAACCGCTCCAGGCATCGCCTACAAGATCGGCAACGCAGCCAACGTCTTCGTTGCTTCTCCCACCACGATCACATTGCAGCCCACGGACACACTCCGCGTCGCGGTCAGCAACGCAACCCTTGCTTGCACGGGAACCATGTCGTTCAGCGGCGTGAGCGGCATCCCAAGCATTCCATACACCTGCACATGACCACTCCATCCCACCGCATCACCGACAACGGAGACAAGGTCGTGATCCACGACCTTGAGGTGTTCTGCGCCTACGACCCGTCCATCGACGGCGACCACGACGAGGAACTTGCGAAGTTTGACAATGACCGCGTGCAAGGCATCGTTGAAAGCACCAACCGCTACATGTCGAAGGGATCCAATCCGCGGCTTGTGGTGATGCATGAGAAGGACGGCAACGAGCCAAAGTCCTCTGTCGGTCGCTTCACGAAGATCGGCTATCAGGAGCGCGGAGGTGTCGGCTACATCGTCGGTGACTGCGAGGTCGAGCGCAGCGTGTTCGACAAGTTGCTTGCCACGAACGCCTTTCCGCGCCGCAGCGCGGAGATTTGGCAGGATCAGAATCATTTGTCGGAGGTGGCTCTGCTTGGTCGCGAGACCCCGCGCCGACCGCTTCCCGACACGCACTTCGTCCGCAAGGGCGACCGCATCAGTTTTTCACGATCACTCCGCTTCGACATGGGAACAGTCGGTGGCGGTCTCAGCACCTATGTTCCCAACGAGAAAACCACAATGGCAGACAACGACGATCTGAAGTCGCAGTTCGACGCGCTGAAGGCGCAGGTCGAGGAGATGCACGGCTTCTTCGCCAAGTACGCGAAGGAGAATGGCGAGGACGAGAAGGAGGAGATGTCCGCGGATGACATGATCTCCGAGCAGTTTGCTTCCGAGGAAGACGAAGGCGATGGCGTTCACATCGACATCGACTCGCACGGCGAGGAAAACGAAGAAGAGGACGAGAACGCGATGTTCTCCGCTTCGCGTTCTTCCCGCGAGGTCTTCGCGATGAAGCGCGAGAACTCCCGCATGGCGCGTGAACTCGCGCAGATGAAGGGCGAACTTGCCGCCGAGCGTTTCAGCCGCGAACTCGACGCGATGGAGGCTGACGGCTACCGCATTCCCGCCGCCCGCCGTCCGCGCCTGATCGCTGACCTCGCGTCCTCGCGCAACCCCGAGGATCTCATCGACACTTGGCGCGACCTGTTTGCGCGAGATCCGATGAATGTCCGAATCGACATGAGCCGCGCTGCGCTTCCCAAGGGCGACCTTGACGCGCAGCAGGTCACCGCGCTTGTCCGTGAGTTCGCGGGCAAGCCTGAAGAGTTCAAGAAGGCAATCAACAGCCGCATCAACAAGCGGTAAACAAGAAAGAAGGAACCAAAATGTCAGACATGGGCTTCACTCCCAACCTCATTGCTAGCGGAACGATCAAGCCGTTCCGCTTCGTCAAGATTTCGGGCGCGTTCACGGGCGCGGTTTGCACCGCGATCACCGAACAGCAGATCGGCGTGTGCGATGGCAGCGTCTACCTGTTTGGTCAGACCTCGCACGCCATCAACGGAACGCCGATCACGCTTCAGCCGTCGAACACCGTGCAGATCACGGTCGGCACTACCTCCGTTTCTGCGGGCGGCTATCTGATGCCCGAGGGAAGCGGAACTGGCGAAGCAGTCACCGCTGCGGGTGCAACCGCCGTCAGCAACTACATCGCGCTTGAAGCGGGCAATGCGGGTGAAGTCATCCGTGCGTTCCGCTTCGGTCAGCGCGGTCCAGTCTTCTCCTAATCCATCACCCTGATTCAAAGAAAGCAGGATTCAAGTCATGGCATATACCGTTGGGGGTGGTGGTCTTTCGACCTACATCCCGTCTACGAACGACCTCGCGACTGGTGCGCTTCAGGTCGAGTTCACGCGCTCCGTCAATTCGTTCCCGCTCACTCGTTACGCACAGATCGTGCCAACCACGAAAATGACGGGCTACTACCTTCGTCAGGATGTCACGGACAATGTCCGCGTGTCCGATCAGAACGAATTCGCCTGGCCCCTCGGCAACGACCGTCCCACGGGCAAGCAGAATGCGTTCGACGTCATTCAGTACACCACGCAGCGTTTCGCGTTTCCCTTCTACATTCCGCAGGAGACCACGCAGCAGGCTGCTTGGGATGTTGTTGCGCAGCACGCCCGTAGCCGCGCTCAGTTGGCGATGACTCGTCGCACGATGGCTGCTGCCACCGCGCTTTCGACCTCCGCGAACTGGGGCGACAACTGGGTTTCGACCCCCAACACCACCGCGCAGAACTTCACCGCGGTCGGTGGACTTTGGTCTGCAACCACTACGACCAATCCCTACATTCAGAAGACGATTCAGCAGGTCATGCAGTTGGTCGGTCAGAGCAGCGGCGGTGCTGTCTCTCCGAACCAACTCATCATGGTGATCTCTCCCGCGGTCGCGCAAGCCATCTCGCAGTCCGCTGAAATCCGCGAACTCGTCAAGTACAACCCGATGTCGCCGTCCTTCCTTCAGGGTTCGGACACCTACTCGCGTTGGGGCATCCCGCCGACCCTTTACGGTCTCGCGGATGTCGTGGTCGATGACTCGGTCAAGGTGACCACCAAGAAGGGCGCAAGCGCCACGACCTCGTCGTATGTCCTTGGCAACGGCGCGTACTTCCTGTCGCGTCCTGGTGGACTCGTCGGCGTTGAAGGCGCGAACTCGTTCGCGACTCTTCAGATTTTCGCCTACGAGGACATGACGGTCGAGCAGTTCAACGACCCGATCAATCGCCGCATCGAAGGTCGCGTCATCGACAACAGCATTCCCGCCGTTGTCGCGCCTGTCGCGGGCTTCAGCATCACCTCCGTGATCTGATCGAAGATCGACACGCAGAGGGGACGGGCGAAAGCCCGTCCCCTCACTTGATAGGAGCCTCCCATGACCGCCTACGCAGACTACGCAGACATGGAAGCCGCTCTAGATGCAAGCATCATCGCGCAGTTGTGCGGCGATGCGGGCACGCCGATGCCAGGACCGAACCCGATCACGACCGCCGCGCTTGAACGCGCTACGGGCGTTGTCCGCTCATACATTCGCGTGGGTGAGCAGTACAGCGAGGACGAAATCGCGGTTCTCGCGACGAGCAAGGATCCGCTGCTTGTCATGCTCGTCGTTGACCTCGCGATTGAGTATCTGTTCCTTCGTCGTGGGTCGAAGATCAGCGCGGCTACGGAACAGCGCGTAAAGCAAGCGTACTCGTACTGCGAGGGGCTTCGTGACGGCAAGATGCTGTTCGGCACGGTCACGGGCAACACGACCGCAGGAACGCCGCTAGTGACCGCCGTGAGCCTTAGCAACCGTGCGTGGTACGCACAGGCAAGCAACTCGCAATTCTTCCCGCCGCGGCGTGGGACGGTCTATCCGTGAATCCGTGGCGCGAACAAGTGAAGACCGCGCTGAAAAACCCGATGGTTCTCACGGGCATCTCGCAGATTGCCGTTTCATGGATGCGCGAGCACATCGACAACTCGTATGGTCGAGCCAAGGGTGGCGGCAAGGTCGATCATCTGCCTCTCAAGCGCATCAGCGGGTCGTTTGAAAGCCGTAGCAAGCCCAAGGGCGCGACCGTCCTAGGTAAGCGAACGGTGACCGTTGTCGGCAAGAACGGAAAGCCGCGCAATGTGACGATGTACCGCATTGAACAGGAGGGCTACCGAAATGACGGTCACCCCCTGCGTGACACAAGCGCGATGTACCGATCCCTTGCCGCTACTGGAGCATCGCAGGGCAACGCGATCAGACTCAAGATGCAGGGCTTGAAGTACGGCGTGTATCAGGATCGCGGCATCAAGACCCGCGGACCCAACTACATTCCACTTACTCGCAAAGGCAAGCGTGGTCACGGAACGGGCAACAACCCGAACAACGAAGGTCTGACCCGCGGCAAGGACTACATGATGGCGTGGCGCGGCGTGACCGTTCCTGCCCGTCCGTTCATTCTCCCAACTAGCGACGATCTCAAGATGATGGGCAGATCCATCTACATGAGTCTTAAGATTTTACTGAAAGGTAAATGACAAATGCCAACTACCCCGACGATTCAAGTTCCAGGTCCGACAGGCGTTTATGGCGGCGGCACGGGAACTACGCTGTTTGGCTACTCCGACAACGACAACCTTCCGACCATCACGATGACTGATCATCAGCATGAGATCAAGACCGTGCTGTCGGGAAATGCTCCCGAGGAAATCGTTCTAATGGGAATGACGGCGCGTATCTCCGTTGCGCTCGTCAAGTGGGATGAAACAGAGATCAACACCATGCTGATTGCCAACCGAGGTAGTACCGCTCAGGGCAAGGCAGCAGTAGGAACCCGACTCGTCGGGCAAAGCAAGACTTTCAAACTGGTTGTCAAGTCCCTCGCTTCGGGGGGCGCAAAGTACGAGTTCCCCCGCGCCTATCTTGTTTCGGATGGTCAGGTTGATTCGCAATGGGGCAACCGAGAGCGCGTGTTGACCCTAAACTTCATGGCGATCCCTGATGGGGATGGCATCACTTACACCTACGCCGCAACGACCTGATCCCATGATTGACCTCAACGATGACAACGATCCGATGCTGTTTGCAGTCAACACTCCCAATGGACAACTCATTGTCCAATACATGGAGGTCGTTGCAAGCCTTCAAAGCGTCATGACGGACAGCAAAGAACCGACTCCATCCGACATTTGCAACGCTATCCGAAGCAATTCGCGAACCCATTCGGTGGCATCTCTAGCGTCTGATGCCATTTTGTTTGCCGCGTGGCATCGAATGACCATGCGAGTAAACGAAAAGGGAAACGGCTAAGGGGAGCCGCTCGCTTTCTAGCGACATACGGGCGGCTCCCGTCAGAGTTTGATGCAGATACGGCGATGGGACTTTCTGCCAACATCCCCGCGGTTGAAGCAGCGCAATCCCTGACTTTCGCTCGGGCTATCGCCATCGCACTAGGAGACGGAAAGTCTCTAGCGTCATGCGTGTACCTTACGACGGGTGATTCCCGTCTTGCTCAGAACATCGAAGTGCAAGCCGCTATGAGGAGCATGGACAATGGGTAGCGTCTACGGCACACTTACGGCGATGCGCAACGACCTTGCATCATGGATGCAAGACCGTGGGTACGGCGACACGGTATACATCGTGGAAGCCCCGATTGACGAGATCGTCGGGCAGTTCGCCATTCAGATCGTCGCGGGTCCCGACACCGCGGTTCACCCGAACAGCGGCGTTGGTCTGATCCGAACGCAAATTGACATCGTCGTGTGGTGGCGCGGATTCTTTGATCCCATGCAGCGCGGCACAGAGCGCATTGCGGGCGAGGAAGGCATACAGCAGTTCGTTGATGTGCTTCGTGAATACCTAGTGCAGCGCAAATACGAAGGGATGGTCATTCCGCTTCTGTTCCGTAACGGCGGTACGTTGCAAGCGGTCGATGGTCTTGATGGGTGGCTCACGCTTAAGGACACCTACGACTTCGCGTATGAGATGACTTGGGAGGTCAAGTAATGGAAGACCTTGGCAACATCAACAT